TATATGACTGTAAGGGGGTATAAGTGGCACTTCTTAATTATTCAACAAGCATTGAAGCAGTCAAGACTGTAGGCGAAATTCAGGGCATACTAGCTGGCCACGGTGCCCGGTCAATCCTTATAGATTATGCTAAGGATGGGAGCGTTGAGGCGCTAGCGTTTAAAATTGAAACCCAGCAGGGGACGAGAGGCTTCAAGCTACCTATTGACCCTGACTCGGTGTTAAAGGTATTGACCAAGCAGAATGTTCCTAAAGTCTATCAGAATAAAGCGCAAGCCATAAGAGTTGCCTGGCGTATCGTAAAGACATGGGTGGCGGCACAGTTAGCCTTTCAAGAGACAGAGATGGTGAATATGGAGCAGGTATTCCTAGGATATATGATTAACCGGAGTGGTAAAAGTTTATACGAAGCAATGGTCGACCAGAACTTCCAGATTACTCAGGGGAAGGAATAAGTGGCTAACCCTCAACCGACAGATGCTCATTTAAGAATAGCTCACCAGATAAGTGAACAGCTTATGGTAAGCCATTTTACCGAGCAACAGCGCCGGATATTAGATTTAATTCTCCGTCTATCCTGGGGATGTGGTAAAAAAGAAGCTACCATACCGCACCAAAATAACTTTGAGATTGTTGGTGTCCTTGAAGGTCATATTAAAACACACCTTGACTGGCTCCAAGAAGCAAAAGTCATCTTCAGGGATGGCAATACTTATTCCTTCAACAAGAACTTTGACCAGTGGAGAGTATCAAGAGCTTTAGCGTATACCCCTAGTAAACTTACGGAATTGGTAAGGTTAAATCTCAATGGTTCTCAACAAAACTTACCGAATAGGGAAGAAACACCTTACCGAATAGGGAAGAAACACCTTACCGAAAAGGGAAGTCCCTCAGATACAAACTCAGATACGCCTAAAGAAAGATTAAAGAAAGTATTAAAGAAAGATACTACTAGTAGTAGGGAAACTCTTGATGATTATATTATCACTCTACGGGAACGATTTAAGGATATAGATTTTGATACTGAATTAGAGAAGTTTTGGATTTACTGGAAAGAAGGCGACCGAAAACTCAAGATACCCAAATTGGCTTTAATCAACTGGATGACCAAAGCTAGAGAGCACAAGAAGGAGGCTGGCAATGGAACGACTCGGCGAAATCCTCGGTCAATCCCGGGACCCGGAGACTACACCAAACCTGAAAACGCCTGACAAACCTACTTACTACCATAAAAAAGATGACCTTGATTATCATGAGCCTACTCCAGAAGAGAGGAAAGAGGCGTTGCGCCGGCGGCTGAACCTGACTTCGTGGGATAATACCTTTGAGAATTTTAAGCCGGTTAAGGGAGTTGAGGAATCGCTTACCGCCTTCAAGGAACTGGCTTCAGGCAATGCGACCTGGTCTATGTTGTTGTGTTACGGATCGGATGGCTGTGGTAAGACTCATTTATGCGAGGCGCTGTCAATTGAGATGGCAAAGAGGGAAGTTCTGTGCCGGGTAAATGAGTGGGCAGAAGTGGTAAGAGACCTAAAGCGTAGGATGCACTCCGAGGTAACGGATGATTATGATATGCAGTTCCGAAGCTTCCAGAAAAGAGATTATCTGATGCTTGATGATGTTGGCATGGGGAGCACCGGGTCATCCTGGGAGTGGGGAGAGCTTGAAGAGATTATTAACTACAGGTACCGAGAAGGACTGTTCACAGTAGTAACAACTAATCTTGATATTAAGGATGTCCCGCGGCGGATAGTATCAAGGTTCACTGATGCGGTTCAGAGCCGGCTGGTCCTGAATAGTGGTGGTAACTATCGTCCAAAGAAGGTGATTAAATGACTTGTCCACTAAATAAAAAGACCTGCCAGGGATGTCCTTATAGTAAGGGGTTATGCGACTATCCTTATAGGATAGGGATGACACTAGAGCAGATAAAGGCAATAACAAGAGGTAGCAAACTGCCTGAAAGAGGGTTAAGGGGGCTAGAATTGGAGTACAGAGGGGCGAAGGAGAAGATTTAATGGATATAAAAAAGGGGACTATTGTCAGGGTAACGGAGCTTTGTCTTACACCAAACTTGCGAGGGTTGGTTGGCAAAGTAGTGCGAAAACCTAGAAACAACCATTTTATCGTTAAGTTTCCAAGAGATAGCCAGCTTTATATCTTTGGGGAAAATGAAGTTGAGCGTGAATTATGAAAACCTTTCCCTTGACAGCCCTACAGACTGATGAATGTCCGCCGCATCTAATCAAGATAAAACTGGAGAATATCAGTAATAACGGGAAGCCTGTATGGCACCAGATAGGGCGCTGTAGCAAAAATGGGTGTAAGGTTGTCAAGGATTATGGGCAAATGGGAGATGGTGACGGGAAGATAGCAACAGTCAGGAGCCGGGCGGTCTGTGCTAAGGGTGGGAAGAAACGTAAGAAGGAGGTAAAGGATGGGTTGGAGACCTGATAAGAGAGAATGGGACAAGATGCTTTTGGCTGAGATTAAAAAGATACCTGACCTCGAACTTATGAAGGGGGATGTTTCGAAAGCATTTTTACTCTTTGCTGAAGCTGGTGCTGACGCTTTATGGGATGCACTTTGGGAGGCAGCAGAAGAATCACCTACTAAGACATTTACAATAGACACAAGAGATATCAATGTCTTTACAGAGGAGGTAAAAAGAAACTTTTTAGTTTGTCCTATATGCGGTAAAGAGGTACTTATTTATACAGATGGGAACGGAACTGTTTTCTCTCTTTGCCCTGATGATGGAACGAATGTAGCTCTAGCTTCCCCCCTTGAGGTAGATGACAATAAAAAAGAGGTAGAAAATGAGTGAGATAAGGGATAAGGTAATAGCAGAAATGGATAGTATCCTACATCCATATATACCCAAGAATGTTAATCCTGATAATTGGCAACATGATATTGAGTGTCAAATTCTCTCTAATGAACATATAGCCATAGTAGACCGTGATGCCCCGTTGCCTGAGAGAACATTTACCTTGCTTGGAGGGGATAATAACGCTATGCAGATAATAGATTTTATGATTAATGCCGTCTATGTTAAAGAGATTAAAGAGTGAAAGTTAAACTTGACCTAACTGAGGCACAGTGGCAATCTCAGATAGCTGACTTGGCTAAAATGTTCGGCTGGTTGTTTTATCACACTTGGCGTAGCTTTCACTCGCCGGCGGGGTTCCCTGACTGTGTATTGACCAGGGCCGGCAGGACTATAATCGCCGAGCTGAAGACTAATAAGCGGAAGTCAAAACTATCACCGGCTCAGGCTAGGTGGCTCTGGGAATTGAGGAAGACACCGGGGCTTGAGGTCTTCGTATGGAGGCCCCGTCAGTTCGACAAGGTTGTGGAGATTCTCAAATGAAGAAAGTAAGCGGAAAGCAGGCAAGGGAACTAGCTCTCAGGAGAAAGGTTAAGCTGGAGCTAATTGGAAAGTTTGGCAATAAGTGTATGATATGTGGTAAGTCGCCTGACTTCAAAGATGGTAGGGGTGAGTTACATTTGAGTCACACCATATCTCTAGCACAAGGTGGGAAGACTACCGAGGGAAACTGCCAGCTTTTATGTAGAATTTGCCACAACAAACACCACAGGATATTGGAGGTCTAATGGATACATCAGAAACTCGTATCAAGATGTCGGATTGCCCAGAGATACAGGGAGATAGTTCGTGGTGTATTAACCCAGATTCGCTTGTCGCACAGCGTCATATCATACCAGAACTGGGGGTTTATACAGTTACTACGATTTGGCGATGGGAGACAGGCGGTATTTCCAACGAGGATTACCACGACAGATTTATCTGGCTACCTGACCAGTCCCAGTTACAGGAGATGGTGAGTAAAAATATACAGCTATTGTGTGGTTCAATATACACTTTTTCAAAAACACCATATGGTTATGGATTTTGTACAGGATATGGTGGGTCAATGGGGCAATTGTGGCTTGCCTTTGTGATGAAGGAGAAGTTCGGAAAAGTTTGGGCAGGAACCGAGTGGAAGCACCTTGAATAAGCGAAGGGCGCTGCCGATATTCTGGTGTGTGGATGCTGAGGCTAAAGGGCTGCTCGCCTCAATGGTGACTGGTCTTCCTGCTATACCGGCGCCTGACTGGGCTGATTGGGCTACTGGTGAACCGCCCCAGGGCTACCGGCCCAGCCAAAGCAAAGAAAAAGAGTTTGCTGATTATAATGACCTGTTCAACTATATGTCAAAGCCACCCCGTCACCCGAAGAGGGTGTTATGAAAAAGTATCAGATAATCTATGCTGAGGGATTATGAGAATATTGAGAGTATTCCCAAGAAAGACAAATATGCAACCGCAAGATGATTATGCCTTTGTAGGTGATCCCCCGATGATGAGACCTGAAGCTGATGAGGTTCATATATCGGTTATCTTTACTTGGGACATAGCAAAGGCAGAGAAATTAAGATTAGCTTGGCAACAATATTATCCAGTTGTAAAGATTGGGGGGCCAGCCTACGCTAGCCCTTGTGATGAATTTACTCCTGGGATGTATATAGCTTCGGGTATTATCTTTACAAGTCGAGGATGTAACAATAATTGTTCTTTTTGTTTAGTGCATCAACGAGAAGGGAATATTAAACTCCTTCCTGTTACCAATGGATACATGATTAACGATAATAATCTTCTCCAGACAGGCAAAAAGCACATGGAAGAAGTATTCAATATGCTGAAAAGCCAACGCAAGGCAGCTATATTCGCTGGAGGGTTTCAAACATCTTTGGTTGATGATTGGGTTGCAGAACAATTAAGGGGAACTAGAATCAAAATGGTGTTCGTAGCTTCTGACACGATAGAGTCTCTAAAACCCTTGCAAAAAGCAACAAGTAAGTTGTCCTTCCTACCCCGTAGGAAATTACGTTGCTATATGTTACTTGCCTATAAAGGGGAATCAATAGATACTGCAAAGGGGCGATTAGAAGAAGCATGGGGGATGGGCTGTATGCCCTTTGCTCAATTATACCAGCCTCCAGGGAAATACATTGATTATTCAAAGGAATGGAGGGATTTAGCTAGGAAGTGGTCAAGGCCAGCAGCTATGGTGTCTTCTCACAAACAATCGGGTAATGAAGTAGATAATGATATAGATTCGAGGATTACTTAATGAAGGAGTTTTATTCTCCAGGCGAAGTTCACTTTACTAAGCAAACGGTCTTATGGCTACTCCAGAATCTAGGATGTCTCGGGGCTGGTGAATGGCCGACTGATGCTTCGAATTACATTGATATACCAGGGAAGAAGGTAGGTAACAAGGCTTACTATCAAACTCCGATAGAATATGCGGCAGAAATTGAGGAAAGGTTGGAGCGGTGTGGGATAGACGGCCTTATTCTGGAAGCGATAGAATCTTGGGGGAAGACTGATGAATCCCTGGCCAGATACTTTAAGATGCCGGTATGGTCAATCAGGAAAAGGAGGAAGAAGGCGTTAATTTATGTGTCCAGTGGGCAGGACCGGAGATGGCACGATACTAAGAAACGTAAAGGGGTGAGTTATGACAGTTTTAGGGGTGTTAATCGGGTTAGCTGTTCTGATAACCATGCCAGAAAAACACTTGATGAGTTAGGTAAATGGCGGGTAACTCCAGACCATAGAATTATCATAGAACTTGAAGGAGTAAAAAGATGAAATTAAAACTATATAGCAATCCGGTGGGAGCTGGTTGGTTAGGCTGGTTGGAAAACTGCAGGGAACAGGTTATTGGCTTTATACGCTTAGATGGTTCTATCGTTTGGGAGTGGTGAGACTAAGTCCACTGACTAGCTTGGAAGATTGTTTTGAAGCTAAAAAAGGGGGTGATAAACCATGAAGTAGATACGGGCTTGACAAAGTTACTCAATTACGTTAGGATTACAATCAGGTAGAAATTGTGAATAGGCTCGGTTGAAATATATCGGGCTTATTTCTATTTGAGGAATATGAAGCTGACACAGAAACAAGAAACATTCTGCATTAACTACTTCCAATCAGGGAACGCTACTGAGGCTGCGATTATAGCAGGTTACTCAAAGAAGACGGCAGTAGTTATTGCTTCCCAAAACTTGCTTAAACTTAATGTTATTGAGCGGCTCCAGGAATTGAGGGATAAGGCTGCTTCTGCCAAGATAATGGATGTAGTGGAGCGAAAGGAACGGCTGTCTGAAATAGCCAGGGCCAGGCTGACTGATTATGTTACCTGCGGGCCTGATAGAGACTTAGTGGATGTTGGCCCTGACTCACCTAACACAGCAGCTCTATCGGAGATAACTGCTCACACAGAGTTTGACAAAGACGGCGCTGGCGCTGCGGTGATAACTAAAGTTAAACTCCACAACCCTATGCAGGCTATTGCTGAACTAAACAAGATGGAGAGGATTTACGAAGAGGGCACTACAGTCAACATAGACAACAGGAAGGCAGAGATTATAGTTACCTCAGAGAATGCCAGGAAGCTACTGACTGAAATAGCAGACGGGGTGGAACCACACAAGGAGTCTATTGAGGGTAAAGACAACTCGAATCTTTGATGACAATTTAACTGCATATCAGAGGGGCAAGCGCCGTGCACTCAATGAAGGCGGAACCTCCTCTAGCAAGACCTATTCAATACTTCAATTACTTATCCTGATAGCACAGCACGCCAAGTCAAACTTCCTCATATCCATAGTAAGTGAGTCCTTACCGCATCTCAAAAGAGGATGTATCAGGGACTTTATGAACATAATGGGGGATGAGTTTGATGGGGAGCGATATAACCGCACTGAGCACATTTACACTTTCGGGAAGGGTGTGATGGAATTCTTCCCTGCTGATGAACCCTCCAAGATGAGAGGTGGTCGGCGCAAAATACTCTTCCTGAATGAATCAAACAACAACCCATATAATGCCTATCGGGAACTAGACATAAGGACAGAACTATTTACCTTTCTTGACTGGAATCCTGTAAGTGAATTCTGGGCGCACGAAAATCTGATAGGGAAGCCAGAAAACGCTTATATACATTCAACCTATATGGATGCCCTGGATGTGCTTCCTCAAGAGGTAATTAGTAACATAGAGTCCAACCGGGACACTGACCTGAATTGGTGGAATATATACGGCCTGGGGAAGATAGGGAAAGTTGAAGGTTTGGTTTATCCTCACTTCGGTCAGGTTGATGCTTTGCCCAGTGGTGAGGTATTCTATGGATTAGACTTCGGATACAGTAATGACCCGACTGTCCTGATACGCTGTAGGGTCCAAGATGAGGGGCTTTACTGCCAAGAGTTGATATATGAGGCGGGGCTGACTAATGATGCCATCGCTTACCGGATGGATGAGCTGGGTGTTAAAAGAAACTATGATGAGATATTTGCTGACTCTGCTGAACCGAAGTCGATTGAGGAGATTCACAAGTTCGGATTCAATATCAAGCCTTGCCCGAAGGGCGCAGGCTCGGTAGAATACGGTCATCAGAAAATCAGGCAGTATAAACAGTTCTGGACAAAGGACTCGTTAAACTGTATCAAGGAGCAGAGGAACTTCAGATACATACAGGACAAGAATGGCAAATACACCGACAAGACGACACACATATTCTCTCACGGAATGGATGCCCGAAGATATGGTGTCGTGGGGTTTATTGATAAAGAACCTGAGCCAGTGGAACGGACTATAATTTACGACACAATGCAAGCAGTAAGAGGGCTGGAGTTAGGATAAAAGGAGCAGGAATGATAAGACAACAAGAGATAAGGGAACAGATAGCTAAAATCGTTGCTAATAACCCCAAGCCAAAGGAAATAGATTACGAGACAGTAGATATAGTTCTAGCCTATGAAAGTTCTAAAGGTGCGGTTCTAAAGGTAGACAAGGATATAGTCCACTGGTGCCAGCTTTGTGAGTTTTATGAAGAAGGTACTGATTTGGTTAGGGGTGATTGGGCTGCTTGTAATAACAGCGGTTGTAGCCCTAATGCGAGAAAGTGGAAGCTCAAGGCTGGATTTGGAGCATATGAGCCACTGATAGAGGGATAAATGAGTAAACTCAGAGAAATAACATCGCCATCAGATGAATTAGAAACTATATTAAAAGAAGCTACACAGGCAGTTGAAGATGATCTTGCCCTTGAAGATGCCGGCTATATAAATATAAGCGCTGGAACAAGGGATGTAATAACCGCCTCGGAGCGTGAGACTAATTTACTAACCTCCCGTTTATATTACACTAAGGACCCGATGGCGCGGCAGGCTATTCGTCTGTGGACTGATTATACTTTCGGCCCGGGGATGGCGTGGGACACCGAGGACAAGCCAGCAAAGAAAGCGCTCGAAGGGTTTTGGAACGCTCCCACTAACCAGACTACACTATCAGCCCGGGGGCAGAGGAAGTCATCTGATAAACTCTTGGTTGATGGTGAGATATTCTTCGCTATCTTCTTGGGATACCGCGGAGGTGTTACCACTATCCGGCGCATTGACCCGCTCGAAATAACCGAGATTATAACCAATCCTGAAGATATAGAAGATGTTAAATTCTATGTAAGGGATTGGACTGATAGCCAGGGGAGTTCGCACCAAACTATCTACAGAAGCACAACTAACCCGAAAGGCGAACTAGCTAAGAGTGCCATAGGAGCCACTGTAAGGCACAATGACGATGCCTTAGTCTATCACCTGACATATAACACTATTACACAAAGGGGCAACCCCCTGTTACTGCCGGCGCTACCCTGGCTGAAGTATTACACCAAGTTCCTAGGGTCCAGAATAGCGATTATGCTGGCGCTAGCGACATTCGCCTGGAGCCAGAAGATCAAGGGCGGGCAGGCGGCGGTAAATGCGATTAAGGCGAAGACAGACGGGGTGAAAATACCTGCCGGGTCTACTAAAATTGAAAACGAAGGAGTGGAGACTCTTCCGATTAAGACAGATACGGGTGCTATGAATGCCTACCAAGATGGCAGGCAGATTAAACTACAAATATGCGCAGCGACAGGTCTCTATGAGCAGTATTTTGGAGATGTATCTGCTGGTAGTCTAGCTACCGCCCAGACAGTTGAACTCCCGATGCAAAAGCAGTTCCAGTCTTATCAGAAAGTATGGGCTGACACATATCAGGATATTAACGAGCTTATCTTAGCCCAGAACGACCTCAAGACTGATATACATATTGACATGGACTTCCCTGCGATTGCCCCTGCTGATGTGGCTAAGATAGGGCAGACACTTTCATTGATGGTACAAGCCTTCCCCGAGTTTGCCTACTCGGATGATGTCAGACAGACGGCATTGATGGCGCTGGGGATAAACGATCCTGCGGAGGTATTAGATCAGTTGACACAGGAAGCAAAGGGCAATCCCGATGTCAGGCTGGTTAAGGCATTAAAACAATTTCAAGAGGTATTAAAGAAAAAGGAGTAAGGTATGAGAGTAGCAATGGGGATCGTGTGTCTGGTGGTGGGGGTGATGCTCATAGCATTAGTTTGTCTGGCAACCTGCGTGCTGTTATAAAAAGGAGTAATGTGGTAGACGATACTAAATTACAAGAACTTCACGGAAAGTTGGTTGAGTGTCTGAATGGTGTTAAGTTAGGAGTAGCAGGGCGATTGCTTTACTTTGACTCAGGGATGTTTATTCTAGGTATGCACTCAGGAAGCCCTGAAAAGACACTAGAGGCTTCAAGTAAAGTGTGGGAAAGTATCCCAGATGAACTAAAGCAGGAATTAACCGAAGCAGGAATAGGCTTTGCTGGTAAGCAGATATAAAAGGAGTAAATAAATGCAGTGCTCAAATTGTGAAGGCAAGGGGTTCAAGGAATTTAACCACGGGTTACTACAGGTAACGTGTGCTGAGTGTAAAGGCACAGGGGAAGTAGATGAGAATTCTACAAGGAATAGGTTGCACGATATGCTACCAAAGGCTGGAGAACATCCAGAAGAGGATTTAAGAAACATTCCTAAGAAGTTTGCTAATGGGGGGATAGATGACAGTCTTACAGGAACTGGAAGCGACAATTCAACTATTGGAAGCGGAGATACCGGCAAATCCAAACAGCCCCGCAAATCTAAGGCTAAGGCTAAGCTTTCAAAGAGAGCTGGCTAAATACTTCAAGTCGTTATCTGATGCCTTTCCGTATGGCAGGATAGACGAGATTTATAACCAGTATGTCAAAGAGTCATTAGGTAGTGAAACAGGCGACATACTCGACCCCCTGCTGGCTAGTTTTGATGATTCATTGACAACCAGAATAAACGGGCAATTGGTAAAGATTTATTCTCAAGGTCAAGCCGAGATGATTACCTGGGGGAAGACTAAAGGCGGTGTGCCGATAGCCTTTGAGGGGCCACCAGTTCAGGGGGCGATTGATTGGGCTAGCAAGCACGGGGCTACTTTAGTCACACAGATGGATGATGAGACCAAGAAGTTACTGGCAAAGACTATTGCAGATGGTATTCAAAGTAAGAGAGGTATCCCGGGATTAGCAAGGGATATTAAAACACAATTTACCGATATGAGCCGGTTTCGTTCACAGATGATAGCACGTACCGAGACGGCATCCGCTCTATCACAGGCTTCGCTGGATAACATGGAGGGCATGGGGATAGACGGCAAGGAATGGGTGACCTCCGGTGATGATAGGGTGAGCGATGAGTGTTTAGCCAACGAAGCTGATGGAGTTATACCTACCAATCAGGCTTTTACCAGTGGGGCTATGGCACCTCCTCAACATCCAAGCTGCAGGTGTGCGTTAGCTCCAGCGATATTGAGTAAGTAAATATGCAGGGAGGCTGTTGGTTGCCCGTCTTGTCTCATAAGCAAGACTACGAGGGTTCGATTCCCTCCCCTGCTACCAAGTTTGTTGATATTGAGGAAAGGATAGTATGGATAGAACGGAAGACCTCAAAGACCTAGAACTCAAGAAGGAACTTGATAAGATAGACTGGGGCAAATATCTTGATTATGGTAGTGTCAAGATACAGGTAAGGCAGGGAAAGAAGACGCTATTGGTTATTGAACGAACATATCCAGATTAAAAAGGAGGAACCTTGATGTTATATGTCTTGACATTAGAAGAGTTATTGGGAAAGCGTAAATTGAGGGGGATTAAAGCTAAACATACTCCCTATGAACTCACTGATGGCCCTGGCTGGGAAATGAATCCCGAACATGAAGAGGAAGTGACTTTACTGGAATATGAATATAATCTCAATAGGGGAATCCCCATGGAATGTATAGTATTTATGCGTTCAGATTCAACATTAGGCAGAGATAGATTGGATTCCTTTACTATTATACCTGAATGAACCTAATTAATTAAACAATAGAATTAAGCTAGACGGAAGAACCGCAGGCTTTGAGTGAAGAACTCAGGTTTGCGGCTCTTTTTTTATTGCCATTTTTAGGAGGTAACTATGGGTTATGTAATACCCAGTGGGAAGGAGTTACGAGATTGGTTTCCAACACTCAAGGAATTTAAGGCTAACCCCGGTTACTACTGGAAGAAGTTAAGAGAAGATGAGTCAACACCTTATTGGTGTCGTCACTTTGGAATTCCTAAATGTATATCAAAGTTATTTAGGAGGGGATGATATGCCGTATTCTACCATAGGTGAATTACCCGAAGGCACAAAGGGACTACCTGCTCATGGTAAAGAAATCTACATGAAGGCGTTTAATGCAGCCTTTGAGCAATACAAAGACAGAGACAACAGGGAAGCCCTGTCTCATGCGACTGCCTGGGCTGCTGTTGAAAAGGTCTATAAGAAAGTAGGAGACAAGTGGGTAGCCAAGGAGGGCAAGGTGAAAGAATCTATAAGTGATGAGGATAGGAAGCAGCTATTACAATCAGCCCTGATTGCTTCTTATCAGATAAACCAGGAGGCAAAGCCTGAGCCAAGCGGGATAGTGATTGAGGAGGTATTTGATAATGAAGTTATCTATAGTGTGGATGGGCAAGCCTATAAAATGGGGTACCAGTTTGAAGAAGATGGGCAGGTAATACTTGAAGACCCCGAGAAGGTTGTTAAACAGATAATCTATAATCCCATGGAATCCTTACAGGCTAAATTCAACGACATTATACAGGAAGCCGGTAGGCGTAACGCTACCTTAGATTCAGGCAGGATAAAGAAGATTATGACACTGTGCCAGGAGCTTTTATCATCCGAAGCACCCGACAAAGAGAAGGCTAATGAAGCAATTAAGGAAGCAGATAAGACCCTGGCGTGGTTAAAGGAACAGGCAATTATAAAGACCGAGGAAGGGGTTAAGTTTCCGGCTGAGGCGTTTGCCTATGTGCCGGACTCCGAGAAGCCCTCAGGGTGGCAGTTAAGAACATGGGAAGACTTGGATAAGAAGATGACCAAGGCACAGTTAAATAAGGTTTCAGCCTCTCTCAGCCCGGGTGGGTACAAGGGGCTAAAGGCTACGGTGCCAACCTCCGAATTAGCTGCTGCTAAAAGAAAGATACGGGCCGGATACCGCAAGCTGGGTATCGAGGAAGACGAGATGCCCCGGTGGGTTAGGGAAGCCGAGACCAGGGAGGTTGTGAGTAATTACGTACCCCTAACGGAAGCTACATTCGACAAAGGTAGAGCTACTGTAATCGTTATCAAGGCTGGATTCAACGCTGATAAGTCCAGATATTATCCTTCCGATATGCTCCAGAGAGATTATGGGATATTTGAAGGCATGAAGATGTATGCCGACCATCCGACAGAAACAGAAGAAAGAGAACTCCCCGAGAGGTCAATTAAGAATACGGGATGGGTTGCTGTATTAAAAGATGTAACCTGTGATGACAAAGGAACTGTTACTGGAGTTGCTGAAATCATCGAATCTTGGTTGATGACGAAGCTGGCTACGCTGCGAGATAAGGAGTTGCTATCAGAAATGGGCATCTCTATCAATGCTGCGGGCAAAGCTACTGAAGCTACCATTGAAGGTGAAAGAACTCTGGTTATAGAGAAACTCACAGCTTGCAGGTCGGTTGATTTTGTTACTGAACCTGGAGCTAGTGGGATTGTCACACTCTATGAATCTGATAGAAATCGGGATGTAGATTTGGTCGGACTATCAGCACTTAAAGAAAGACGACCTGACTTAATAAAGGCTATTACAGCCGAGGTCAGGGAGGTAACTATCAAGGAGGCTAAGAAAGCTATGGAGCTTGAAGAGCAAATCAAGGACAAGGACACGCAAATAGAATCTCTAACCAAGGAAAGAGACGGACTCAAGGAAGCTGCTGATTTAGCAATCAAGGAGAAGGCAAAAGCCGATGCACAAGCTATCGTAAAAGAGGCTGTAGACAAGGCCGAGCTACCCCAGGCTGCTAAAGAGCGACTTATTGAAAGGTTCAAGGACACCGAGTCTGCTGATGGAATAGTGGAAGCGATAAAATCAGAAGTTGACTATATCGCCAAACTATCCGAGGCAGGTAAGGTGAAGGGGTTAGGGGAAACTCATACTGACCCTGAGAAAGACCACAAAGCCCTCGTTGAGTCCTTCAAGGGAATGGGGATGAGTGACGGGGAAGCCGAAATTGCCGCCAATGGGCGCTAAACTGTCCTAGTATGACAGAGAACAAAATAAAGTGAGGTAAAACAAAATGCCAGGAGAAACAGTTGGTGTTTACACCGGCCAATTAGATGCCGGTACAGAAGTCTCGTCTACCTATGAAGGTAGGCATATAACAGTTTTTGAGAGGGAACTAATCCACATTTACCATGCTGCTGATGGGTTTGTGGATAAGGGTGACCCGGTTATCGTATGTCTTAGTGCTACCCCAGGGACTTATGGGAATTTAGTTGGAGTAGCTTTCAAGAGTGCCACGGCTATAACTGATTTGATTGCCGTTGATACTGAAGGAATCTGGAATCTGAAAGTTGATGCCTATAATGATTTAGGTGGTGTTGCCGTTGAAATAGGTGACCCCCTCTACATTCGTGCTGGAACTCTATTAGGCAATGTAGGTGTTATAGGTACAGGCGATGCTGAACTCAGTAAAAGAAATGACAGCGCCACTCAGGTTTTCTTTGGGTATGCACTGGGTCATTTGGATTCCACAGCTACAGGGCGGATTGCTGTCAAGGTTCATGCTGCACCATGGCCGGAGCAAGAGGAACGAAGATGGCATACAGTTGCTACTGGTGCTTATGGCGACCACCGCACAGCCGTATTTGCAGGCGGAACATCTGAAGGTCTGTTTTATCGAGATCAGAGAATAACTGGTGTGCAGACTGGGTCTATCTATGGTTGGGCTACTTGGATGGAACTGGCGGTTGCCTTCACACCTACTGACGATTTGTTAGTAGCACACGAAATCGGTATCTACGATGTCGGTTGTGGCCTTGCCGCTAATGGTAGGGTTGTTATGCAACAGATACAAGCAATACTGGCTGAAACTCCAGCGACTTCTTTCCATTGGTTCAGAGTTAATCTGGCTGCAGCAGGTGGAACTGCCACGGCAGTCATAGCGGCGGCCAATCCTACTTCAGTCGGCTATGTGGCTGCTATAACTGAAGCTGATACCCCAGTAGGTTATGTCCCTCTGTTTGACATTGTTGGACATGGTATTCGCTATGTCCGATTATATGCAGATACAGACTAAACCAGAACAAAAAGGAGTAAAGAGATGCGTAAACTAAACCTAAAAGACTACACGGTCATAGTGAGAACCCCAGACCAGATGAAACTGGGTAAGTTCATTGATGCCGAGTTTCCCTATCCTGTTAAGGATTCTATTCTTAATCTACTGTTTGTCCCAGCTTTGCAGTTGAACGGTGCTGAATTAGTCAAGCAGAATGTGCTGGCTATGAAGCTAGAACAATGCAAAGAGGATAATATTCTGTTGGAAGATGAAGAATACAACAGAATTAAAAAGGCAATAGATACCTTCAAGGGGTTTGGTAAAAACGATGTAGAACTTGTTGAACGCATTAACGAGGCGGAAAAGGTGGAGGTGGAACAAAAATAAACTATGGAGGATACATCATGGAGATGATGAAACTAATGGAGGACTGGAATGGCTTTACAGCCCTTTCAGAAGTCCAGCGCGGTGAGGGCTATGAGCAGAAGCTGAAGGAAACTATCGACCTGCTCAGTAACGCCCAGGGTTTACCCTCACACAAACACGAATATCTTTTGAAGGAAGCGCTGACTACTTCAGACTTCCCCTATCTGTTCGGTGATGTCCTGGATAGGCAGGTTCTGGCTCAGTATAAAGCCACTGAATCTACCTGGAAGAAATATATCAAGACATCTACCGTTCCCCGTGTCTTCCCGCAGATTGGCGGGTATAGATTCGCCGTAACTGGTGGAGACCAGCGCCTGGCAGAAGTCGCTGAGAAGGGCGAATACCTTGCCAGCGACCGTAATGAGACCAAATATACCCTTTATGTCAAAAAGTATGGTCGGCAGTTCGACATCTCCCTGGAAACCATGATAAATGATGACCTGGGAGCGTTAAAGAACACACCGATGTTGTTTGCCAAGGCTGCATTACGAACAGAGCAATATTTGGCTATCAACCAGTATGCAAGCGACACCGGGACTCATGCGGCTGGTAATCTATACGATGATGCTACCGCAGGAGAAATCAACGGCTCTGTTGCCTTACTAACCATTGCTAATCTTGAAGCAGGGCTTGAGGCGATGGCCAGTTGGACGGATGCTGGTGGAAGCCCGATAATGAACAGGGCAAAATACCTTGTTGTCCCTCCGGCACTTGAGATGACTGCTCGTCAAATCTTGACCTCAGCGACTAAGCAGTGGATGGAACTTGGTGGTGCTGGTGGCCCACTCCCCTATCCTACGACTAACGTTGTGGCACAGATGGGATTAGAGTTAATCGTGGAACCCTGGCTGCCAATATGCGATGACAATACCGATGGTGATACTTCGTGGTATCTGTTCGCTGACCCCAATGACATTGCGGCTCTTGAGGCTGGATTCCTTCGAGGCCATGAACGCCCTGAGATTTGCATGAAGGCTTCTGACAAGGTAACTATTGGTGGTGGAGCAATCGGCCCGATGTCCGGGGACTTTGCTACTGATAACATCTTCTATCGAGTTCGGCACTTCTTTGGTATAACCGAGCTTGACTGGAGAGCTACCTATGCAGGTGGACAAGTCAACGCTTAAATAAGGAGTAAAACAATTCAAATCTCGCTTGCCGGGGCTGGGGTTACTCCTTTCCTTGGCCCCGGCAGGATTCTACAGGAGGAAAATATGAATAATAGAAAAGTTATGCCAGTAGAACTAAAGCAGGAAATAGCTGATGTATTCGCTGTAATGAAGGAAATCCCAGAAGCAAAGGACTTCGGGACAAGGCTAATATCTACACTGAAGTCTGAGTTTGAAGGGCGGGGCGTTCAATCAGACGGCAGGCTTGATAAACTCCGCAAGGCTTTTGACGCAATGGTAACTGCATTCAGGGAATAGGGAATAAATAAAAGGAGAGAAAATTGGATAACATAGAGAAAACAACAGGCAGAAAGCGGATAAGGACAACAGTCAATGCCAGCCACAGGAACGGTATCTGTATAGAGTGCAATACACAAATGGTGATAAAGGATATTGATATTGGTGGAGGCCGGATACGGAAACGTGCTATTTGCCCGAACTGTGCAGGCATGGTTGGGCAGTTAATCGCCACACCGATAAGTATACAGCCTCCAGACCCTCCTTCATGTATTAGCCCTAAGTGCCTGGGTAAGTTTGTTATAGACTCACTATTCGTAGCATATCTATCATCTTATCACAGGCGAAGGGTAGCTTATGCAGAGGCTAACAGGCCGGAGAAGGGTAAGAAAATATTAGAAAGATATAGAACTGGCATACCTGCGCCTGAGACTCTATGGCAAGCTATCCACGCAAATATCAAACTAACTTGTCCAGTGTGCAGGAAATACAATGTAGACCCATTGTTATTCAAAGGAGGGAAAGATGTTTAACTGGCAGTTATATACAGCGGGTTGGGAAATTGCTCTAATTATTATCTGTAGTATACTTTTTATCGTTTACGGTATACCTACAATAATTATGTATCTAGGAAGGAAAATACAACGTAGACCCTATACTTTTTCGTATTTTAAGTAAGGAGATTAAATGAAGGTGGTATGGAAACTTAAAAGTAGCAGTGAGGAACAACGTGGTGAGGGCCACGTTAGAGTGACAGAAACATACGACATAGATATTTGGGGAACAATCAAGGCACTATTCAAAGGAGAGAAATGATTTTATTTTTCAAAAGGCTCAAATTGGAAAACCCACGCTTGTAACACAAATAAATAACGGAGGTACAATACAATGGCTCAAACACAAGTAGTCACAGATTCTGGAATTTCTGAACTAATTTTACTTTGGAGAGAAGAACTCGCAACAGGCATGGAGAGCATAGTTGCCTTAAACATGGCCACACCATGCACGGCAGTAGTAGGCTCAACTTATGCTGACCCTGCTGATACTGCTACACATCACACGGATGGCGGACTGGCAATCCAAGCAATAGATACTGTTGGCGGTGCTACGGTCAATACTGCTGGTGATACAATTACATTTGACCATGTACTAACAGTAACAGCCACTAAGAACGTAGCAGGTATTCACGTTTGCAATAACGATGATGACGTGGCTTTCATAGAGTGCTGCTTCAATGCGGTACTAGCTATGGAAAACACGGACACCCTGACCATTGACGGACAGAGCACTATAAACCAGGCATAGAGTATTGTGGGGCAGGGTTGAATCTCTGCCCCTATTTTGAGGGGTAAGCATGCCTGAAAGGAGGCAATTATGAAAGCTAAAATCAGAGACATAGGCTTCAGTCCAGATAAAATTGTTGTTGGGGCGGATATGTTCTTTGAAGAAGGCGAGGCTGGTTATGACCAGTGCTGGGTAGATGTGCCCGATAGACCAGCAACCTATGAAGGTGAAATAGTTCCTACTCATAAGGAGCTTGTGCCTTTCAGAAGCATATCTATTAGTCTGCCGATTGATGCTACCAAGCAACAGGCTATAGATGTAGTCAAGGCAAAGCTAGAGGCTTTTAAGAGGGCGCACGACAAAGTAGCTGCTGCACAGCAGTGGGTAGGGACAGAACTAAAGCTGTGAGGAACTAAATGTCAACTCTATACGAATACTATAACACTGGTGATAGTAGTTATAGAATAATACGTGGAAGTAACTGGCGAGCACAAACCTTTACGCCAGCAAATGCTCATACGATTACCAGTGTTAAACTGTTACTGTATCGTGCAGGCTCACCAGGAACAGTTACGGTAAGCATTAGAGATACTGATGGTAGTAGTCATCCTAACGGCGAGGATTTATGCTCTGGCACTACTAACGGCAATCTTCTTACCGAAGACACTGGTGGACTCTGGTATGAAATAACTTTAGGTGCTGGCTCTAACCTTAATGCCGATACCAAATATGCCATTGTAATAAGAGCACCATCTGGGGACGTCTCTAATAGCGTTAGGTGTAGATTTGATAGCAGTTCTCCAACTTACGATGGGGGCTCTGAAGAATACAGCAGCAACTCAGGCTCAAGCTGGACTACTTACTTGGGGGGCGACCTTATGTTTGAAGAGTGGGGAGACCGAGCACCAGTAAACTACCCCATATCTTTATTACCAGGATTAACGGCATCATCTACAATCGCATATAAGGCGGCTTGGGATAGGGGGACCTCCCCAGGACTGACTATAGCGGCTACTGTACTTAAAGGCTGGGGTAGAGCAATCGCTACATCTTGCGGTTTAGCTATCTCTGCTACACTAGATAGAGTATTGACTTTCACAAGGGCTTCTTCAGCAGGACTAACGATATCGTCAGTAATAGATAGGGTTCTTACTTTCACAAGGGCTATTTCTGCTGGCTTAACGGCCTCCGCTACTATAGATAGAGATGTGGCTTGGGACAGGGGAACGAGTGCAGGATTATCAATAGCCGTATCTATAGCAAGGTCTATGGGTAGAACGATAGCTACTGCAACTGGTCTGACGGCTGCTGTCTCTATAGTTAGGGCTACGGGTAAGAAGTTCACAGTCACTACAGCATTGGCAGTAAGTACAGCAATAACTAAACAGATAGCAATAACCAGAGCCACAACCACTGCTTTGAGGGTGTCTGCCACTATATCAAGGGCCGTGACTTATACTAGGGCTTCAATTGCCAATCTTACTATTGCCATTAGTATAGTGAAATTGTGGAGTAAGACAATTGCCACGTCTCCTGGTTTAACAGCGAGTGCTACCGTTCTAAAGGGCTATGGCAGGGCAATTGCAACATCTACAGCACTGACTATAAATACCGTTATAACTAAGCAAGTGGCGTTTAGTAGGGCAATTCAGACAGGACTGACAATCTCAGTTAGTTTGGTAAGGTCTTGGACTAAGATAATCACTACCTCCACAGCACTGACGGTAAATAGTATTATAGCGAAGCAGGCGGCTTTCATAAGGGATGTTAGCACAGGCTTAACCGTAGCCGTATCCGTAGCGAGAACTGTTAGCAGGACAGTAATAACATCTACTGGGCTGGCAGTTAGTGTGACTCTTGCCAGAACAATTGGCCGGTTGAGAACCATGTCAACCAGTCTAGCGGTTTCCGTGTCTATAGTAAAAAGGTTTAACAGACTGGTAACTATCTCTACAGGATTAACTATATCCGTGATTGTTGATATCTGTATAGTTTTACGTGACCTGCTCAGGCTGCCCATATCACGATTAAACCAGACAAGGCTTTTACCGTCACGGATGAGTATTTACAGGCGGATAAGGAGATGTTTTAAATGAGCGCAACATACGATATTACTACTAATGTCGGCAAGGTTCGCCTGTTAATTGGCGATACTATCTTAGCTGATTATAAATTCACCGATGAGGAAATAGGAGTCTTCCTGTCTAATAATTCAAATAACATAAATCAGGCTGCTGCCGAGGCTTTAGAAGCATGGGCTGCTTCTTATGCCACCAATGCTGATAGTGAGCACATCGGCGACTATTCCTATACCCAAAAAGTAGTTGCGAATATGCTTTCATTGGCTGCGAAACTTAGGGAGAAGGATGTTTCAACTCCTGTGTTTGAGTGGTCTGAACCTGATTATGCTGATACAGAATGAGCTACGATAGTTTATTGATACATACTTGTACTGTCCAGAGATATACTGAAGGTGTTGCTGATGGATATGGCAATCCTGTTCTCGCATGGGCTGACCATTTAACCAATGAACCGTGTAGATTGACTTCAAGTAGTGGCAGGGAAATCAAGGTCGGTGCTGAGTTGGTTATTGCTGACTATAAACTCTTTATCGGGGATGAAGATATTACTGAACAGGATAGAGTTGTTATATCAGGAATCACTTATGAGGTTCTTTTAATTCAGGAGTATGCAGATGATTCCACCAGTCATCACAAACAATGCTGGATGAGGGTGAGCCGTTGAAACTAACAGTCAATATGATAACCAACCTCAAAACAAAAGAGGT